ACAAAGCAATGCGCACTGGTAAATTTGTCTATGACGTGTCTGGTAATGCCAGATAAACTATTGACAAACAAAAAATCAATAGTATAACTAGGGACATAGAACAAAAGCCTCTCTATGACTACCTTTTGTTCTGGTCCAATTTCCACAAGTCTAAACTATAAAGAACCACCTGTTCAAGTACAGGCCCGTAAACTAACGGTTGGCCGACTGTTAAATTTACGCACCCTAGAAAATGTAACAGCCTCTTATTGGTATTAGCTTTGTAACGAAGCCAACTATCAGGAGGATTTATTATGGCTTTTTCAACAGCAGGGGGATACGGTAACTTACCTAACGGTAACTTCTCATCCGTAATCTACTCCAAAAAAGTACAACTTGCTTTCCGCAAGAGTACTGTATGTGGTGACATCACCAACTCTGATTATTTCGGAGAGATCAGTGCCCAAGGCGACACTGTAAAAATCATTAAAGAACCTGAGATTTCCGTAAGCTCATATGCTCGTGGTACTAACATCTCAGCACAAGATCTTGACGATGAAGATTTCTCATTGGTTGTAGACAAAGCTAACTACTTTGCCTTTAAAATTGATGACATCGAGGAAGCTCACTCACATGTGAACTTCATGGATCTTGCAACCAACCGTGCAGCTTATCGTTTGGCTGACCAGCACGACCAAGAAGTTCTTGGTTACTTGGCTGGCTACAAACAATCAGCTTTGCATACAGATGCCGATACAGTAAACTCTACTGTAAATGGTACTAAAGCAGTAGCCACTGCTGGTTCAGATGAATTGCTTGCAAGCATGAAACTGAAAAAAGGTGACTTTGGTAACATTTCAACAGGCTCTGCAGGTGATCATTCGATCCCAGTTGCAGCACGTTTGCCTGGTGCCACAGCTCTTCCAACTGCTACAGCTTCACCAGCAATGGTTGTTGCTCGTATGGCTCGCCTCTTGGATCAACAGCAAGTTGATACTCAAGGACGGTGGCTTGTAGTTGACCCAGTATTTATGGAAGTACTTCGTGACGAGGATTCACGCCTCTTCAACGCAGACTTCGGTGAATCAGGTGGACTACGCAATGGTCTGGTCTTGAATAACTTCCACGGTTTCCGTGTATACACTTCAAGCAACCTGCCTTCAGTTGGTACTGGTTCAGCTACTACAGGTACTGCAAACCAAAACGCTAACTACGGTGTTATCGTAGCTGGTCATGATTCTGCTGTCGCAACTGCGGAGCAAATCAACAAGACTGAAACTTATCGTGACCCTGACAGCTTTGCTGACATTGTTCGTGGTATGCATCTATACGGCCGCAAGATCCTTCGTCCAGAAGCTCTTGTCAACGCCAAATACAACTTGGCATAAGGGAGGACTAAACAATGGCTTTACAATCTCCAGTTCGTATTGAGACTGCTGTGATTGCTCACGGTAGTCTTACAACTAGCTCAACTCACGAAATCGGTGTAGTTCCAAGCAATTGCGTGGTTCTTGCTGCTGGCTCTGAGTGTACTGCTGCAGCCACTGTCGGTGGTGCTAACGCAGTAAGCTACGGTGTAACAGGTGGTGACGTTGACATGCTTGGTACTGCTGATATTAATGGTGCTAAAACATTAGGTGCCACTACTACCACAGTAAACGGCATCACAAATGTCACAACTGCTGACACGACCATTACTGCATTGCTTGCAGGTTCAAATGCTCCATCAGCAGGTTCTTTCCAGTTCTTTGTAGTATATGCCCCAATGGGTGCTACTAAAGCTGCTGCGGAAGTAGACCGTGATACGCTTGCATAAGTGAACTAACCTTAGGGGCTGCTTTCGAGTGGCCCCTTTAGGCTATCTTAAGGGAACACAATGGCATATAATTACTTAGGTCTTACAAACGAAGTTCTAGCTAGATTTAATGAGGTAGCTTTAACTGAAGCTGGCTTTACATCTTCTCGTGGATTTCAAACCCAATGTAAGAATGCAGTAAACGATGCTATTAACTATATTAATACTCGTGAATTTAGTTGGCCTTACAATCATGCCACACAAACAGAAACACTTGTAGCTGGAACAACACGTTACACTATACCTGCTACATCTAAACATGTAGACTACGACACCTTTAGAGTTGTAGAAGATACTTCTTTAGGTGCTCAAGGTAGGTCACTAACTGTTTTAGACTATAAAGATTATTTAAATAAACACATCGAACAAGAAGACAGAGCTGATATGGGTAGTGTACCTACTCACGTATTTAGAACCCCAGATAATAATTTTGGTTTATACCCTTACCCAGATAAAGCATATTCTATAAAATTTGAATACTATGTATATACAACTGCACTATCTGCAGCAACAGATGCCCCTACAATACCTGAACAATATCGTCAAGTTATTGTAGATGGAGCCACAGCTTTTGGTTATCAGTACCGTGGTGAAGGTGGTGAGTACCAATTAAACTTTGCTCGTTTTGAACAAGGCATTAAAAGTATGCAAAGCTTACTTAGTAACAGAACAAACTACTTACGTTCTACAGTAGTATCAAGAACACCTATTGGAAGATTTGTAGCATAGATGGCAGATGAATCAGGCTTAAACCCTTTTGTTTTTCCATTGCAGGGTGGTCTAGTTCTTGACCGTTCTACCTTTGCTATGGAACCAGGGATGGCGTTAGAGTTAGAAAACTTTGAGCCTGACACTGGAGGTGGCTACAGACGAATCAATGGTTTTGAAAAGTGGAATACTAACGTAGTCCCACAGACAGCTAGTTCTACAGAACCTGTACTGATGTCTGTATACTTTTCGGGAAATAATAAAGTAATTGCTGCTAGGGGTACAAGTATTTACGAAGCAGCAAGTGGTAGTGGTTCTTGGACAAGCATTGATAGTGGTAGGACCAATGCTATACGTTATTCTTTTGACAGATATAACTTAGCTGGTACAGAAGTTATTGTATGGGCTGATGGTGCTAATAATGCTACTAAGTATGATGGTACAACAGTAACGGATCTTAGTGCTACAGGTGCACCAGCTAACCCTAAGTTTGTAAAACATTTTAAAAATGCTTTGTTTTTTGCAGGTATGTCAGCCTCACCAGAAGAAGTTGTATTTACTGCACCGTACACAGATAATGACTTTAGTGCAGCTAATGGTGCAGGTTCAATACGAGTAGATAGTAAGATTACTGCACTGTTCCCATTCCGTGACGAGCTTTACATCTTTGCAGAAGAACGCATCTATAAACTTGTAGGTAATACTATTGCAGACTTTGTGATGCAACCTGTAACAAGAGACATTGGTTGCCTTAACGGTTTTACCGTGCAGGAAGTTGCTGGTGAAATAATCTTCTTAGGTAGAGATGGTTTAAGAACTGTTGCTGGTACAGCTAAAATTAATGACGTTGAGCTTGGTACAATTAGTAGACCCGTCCAAGAATTGTTTGAGGGTGAAAATGATGTTGATGACTTTAACAGTTTAGTCATACCAGATAAAACTCAATATCGTATTTTCTTTTCTAAACCTAATGATCAAACACAAGCACAAACATCTGGTGTTATTGCAGTAAGAAAAGCTCAAGGTTATGAGTTCGCTAAACTAAAAGGTATTCAACCTGCAAGTACAGACTCAGTAAGTGTTCAAGGTGATACTTTTGTACTACATGGTGGATATGATGGCTACATCTATCGACAAGAAAAAACAAATAAGTTTGACGGTACAAATGTTATAGGACGTTACCGTAGTCCTGACCTTACTGCAGGTGATGCAGGTATACGTAAAGCATTTCAGAGGGTTATTATTAACTACGCACCGACAGGTATAGTAAACTCCGATTTGTTTTTGCGTTATGATTATGAAGACCCTAATGCACCTAGACCAGCAGCTTACCCATTTGATTCTACAAAGGTTGTAGCTATCTACGGGACTTCATTATATGGAACTGCTACGTATGGTGGTCAAACAAACCCATTAGTAAGACAACCAGTAGAAGGATCAGGTTTTGCTGTAGCACTTCGTGTGGTTGATAACGGAGAATCCTCACCATACTCACTAAAGGGTTTCCAGCTAGAATTTGATGTAGGAGCAAGAAGGTAAATGGCAGGTTATACAAGACAGTCTACATATACAGACGGTGATATTATTCAGGCAGCAGACTCTAATGACGAGTTTGACCAGTTACTTGCTGCTTTCCATAACGCTACAGGACACAAACACAATGGCACTGCAGGTGAAGGTCCAGTAATCGGACTCATTGGTGATCCTAATGTTACTACACCAATAAATAAAGTTGTTGTTGATGATACTAATAATAGAGTTGGTGTTTTTGTAGATGTATCAAGCTCATCAGTAGAGCAGTTTAGATTTCAAGATGGTGTTATTGTCCCTGTAACTAACAACGACATTGACCTTGGCACTAACTCCCTTAAGTTTAAAAATGGTTACTTTGCAGGTAATCTTACTGTAGATGGAAATATTACACTTGGTGGTGATATTACTCTAGGTGATTCCGACACAGACAATATTGTAATCGGAGCAGAGATTAATAGCCATGTTATTCCTAACACAGATGATACTTTTGACCTTGGCAGTGCAACAAAACAGTGGCGTAATCTTTATATTGATGGCACTGCTAATATTGACTCTCTGGTAGCTGATACTGCAGATATTAACGGTGGTACTATTGATGGTGCTACTATTGCTACCTCAGACATTACAGTAGGCTCAGGTAAAACACTTGATGTATCTGCGGGTACACTTACACTAGCTAATGATCAAATCTCTGGTGATAAAGTTGAAGGTGGTACAATTGCTTCTATCACACTTACTTCAGCAGACATCAATGGTGGTACAATAGACGGTGTAACTATTGGTGGCTCTAGTGCAGGTGATATTACTTTCGCTAATTTGTCGGATGGTACAATCACTGTCACAGCATTTGTTGATGAAGATAATATGTCTTCTAACTCTGCTACCCTTATTCCCACACAACAATCAGTTAAAGCTTACGTAGATGCACAAGTAACTGCTCAAGATCTTGACTTCCAAGGTGATAGTGGTGGTGCATTAAGTATTGATTTAGATAGTGAAACCTTGACAATTGCAGGTGGAACTGGTATAACTACCACTGGTTCTGGTAATACAGTAACAGCAGCTATTGACTCTACTGTAGCTACCCTTACTGGCACTCAGACTATTACAAACAAGACTATTGATGTAGATAATAATACTGTATCTAATATTGAAGTAGATAACTTTAAAGCTTCTGCTATTGTAACTGAGTCAGAAGGTATTGGTTCAAGTGACAATGACACTTCATTACCTACCAGTGCTGCAGTAAAAGATTATGTAGATACTGCAATTACTGCAGAAGATCTTGACATCACTACAGATTCTGGTACAATAGCTATTGATTTAGATAGCGAGACACTTACTGTAGCTGGTGGTACAGGTCTAGCTTCAAGTGCTACAGGTAATACAGTAACTCTAGCAATTGATAATACAGTAACTACTCTTACTGGAACACAGACGCTAACCAATAAAACTTTGACATCACCTACAATAAACGGTGGTTCTCTTGACAGTGCTGTAACTGGTGCCACTCAAAGCTCTGGTACTAACAACACTACAATCGCTACTACAGCTTTTGCAACTACGGTAGCTGTAGACGAAGCGACAGCATTAGCCATCGCATTAGGATAGGAAAAGAAAATGGCAAATACATTTAAGGTCATAACTAAGGCAGGGGTTACATCAGAAGATGTTATCTATACTGTTGCAGGTTCTACCACTGCAGTAATCCTTGGATTAGTTTTAGGCAACACTACAGGCTCACAGATTACTGGTACAGTTACACTATCAAGTGATACAGCTAACAGGGCAGGTGCTAACAATGAAGCAAATCAAGATGTAGAACTTGTAACTAACGCAGCTATACCTGCTGGATCATCACTCTCTGTATTAGATGGTAAGGTAGTTATGGAAGCTACAGACGTAATTAAAGTAACAGGATCTGGTGCAACAGATGTTATTATCAGTGTAATGGAGCAAACCTAATGGCAGGATATATCGGTTCTAAGGCGGTCAACCTCAGTACCACTGGGGCTGATATTAATGGTGATGCCAATATAGATGGTAATCTTTCCTTTCGTGATAACGACAAAGTAATCTTCGGTGCTGGGTCTGACCTACAGATTTACCATGATGGGGCTAATAGTTATATAACCGAAGGCGGTGTGGGTGATTTACGTTTAGGCGCAGCTAATATAAGAATTGGTGATAACACTAGTGGTGCTAGTTATATTTATGCCACACAAAATGCAGAAGTAACCCTGTATCACAACAACTCACCCAAACTCGCCACCACCAGCACAGGTGTAGACATCACTGGGACTTTGACCAGCGATGGGCTGACTGTGGATGGGACAGCTACTATTCGTGATGATGCTGCTACTACGTCTTATTATTCAACAGATGTTGCAAGCAATGTTGTTACGCATACTTCAAATGGAACTGGTGCCTTTGCTCAAGAAGTATGGAAGCTAAATGACGGTGGCACACCTTCTGAAAGAATGCGTCTTACAACAACTGGTTTGGGGATTGGGACGAGTTCGCCTAGTGTACCCCTCCACATAGATATGGGCGCTGACAATAACGCTTTATACATTCAAAGTTCGGATCAGTTTGCAAACATTGGATTAATTGACGGTATTGGTTCTGGTAAGATTATCATGGATAGTGGTGCACTTACATTTACAACAGGCGGCAATGCTACAACTAGCTTTACTGGTAGCGCAGAACGCATGCGCATCGACAGCAGCGGTAATGTTGGGATTGGTACAAGTTCGCCCGCAAGACCATTTAGTGTAACAGACACAACGGGGGATGGCACTGGTGGTATGATCTTGGCATCATATCTACCTACTCTAGAAATGGATGATATTTCTGGAGGCGGCACTTCTTTTATTTTGCAGCACGACACAACCAACACGATATTTAAGCATGACACAACAGAACGCATGCGCCTCGATGCGAGCGGTAACTTGCTGGTGGGTAAGACGAGTGCCAGCACATCAACAGTTGGCGTTGAGGCGCTTTCTAATGGTGAGATGAATGCAACTGTTAATGGTGGCCGTGTAATTAGTTTGGATCGCTTGGGCAGCGATGGTGATATTATAAGGCTCCGCAAAAGTAGCACCACTGTGGGGATGATTGGGAGCATCGGCGGTGTTTTAAGTTATATTGTGCTTGACCCACGGACTAACGGGATTGGCATTAGGGGGACTAACTCAAAAGCTATTCTGGCAACAGGAAACACTGGTTCAGCAGTAGACAACTACGCCGACTTAGGTGCGCCCGCATTTCGCTTCGATGACATCTACGCCACCAACGACGCAATCCAAACATCTGACCGCAACGAGAAGCAAGACATCGAAGAGCTATCTGATGCAGAGCAACGTGTTGCTGTAGCTGCCAAAGGTTTGCTGCGTAAGTTCCGCTGGAAGGATGCAGTAGCTGAGAAGGGTGATGAAGCCAGAACCCACTTTGGTATTATTGCACAAGATCTACAAGCAGCATTTGCCGCAGAGGGTTTAGACGCTGGTGACTATGCCATGTTTATCTCAAGCACTTGGACTGACGAAGAAACTGGCGAAGAACGTACACGCATGGGCGTAAGATACAGTGAACTCTTAGCGTTCATCATAGGAGCATTATAATGGCTGGATATATAGGCACAACTCCTGTACCACAGGCTACACAACACAGAGAATCATTTACAGCTACTGGTGGACAAACCAGCTTTGCTACTGTAGGATACACACCACAGTTCATAGACGTATATCTTAACGGAGTTAAACTAGCACCAGCAGATTATACAGCTACTAATGGTAGCGATGTAGTCTTAGCCTCTGGTGCTACAGCCAGTGACATACTTGAGATTGTAGCTTACACACCATTTGAAGTAGCTAACCAAACATTTACTGGTACTACTACAGCAGCTAATCTTACTGTAACTGGTGCATTTACTTCACAAGGTATTGATGACAATGCTAATGCAGTAGCTATAACCATAGATAGCTCAGAGAATGTTGGTATTGGTACGAGTTCGCCTGCAGAGTTGCTTAATTTATCAGCAGCAGAGCCAGTTATAAGATTTACAGACAGTGACGATAATAATTATCACCATTTATTCTCTTCTTCAGATGATTTCTATATCAGTGCAGATAGAAACAATACTGGAAGTGGTAATTTAATATTTAGAAATGGCGGTACGAGTGAGCGTATGCGCCTCGATGCGAGCGGTAACTTGCTGGTGGGGACTACGACGACTGACACGGCAACGGTTACAGGGGTTACATTTCAGCCTGATGGTCAAATCTTTGCAGGTGCTTCTAATCAGCAAGTTGCAACCTTCTCTCGTCAAGATTCTGATGGTGAGATAGTTAGACTTCGCAAGGGCTCCACCACTGTGGGGAGTATTGGGACTTATGCTGGCGACTTAACCATTGGTGACGATGACATAGGAATTAGATTTGATACTGGGTCTGGTTTAGTTCCTTGGGATTTAGGTGCTACTTCTACGGGTGGTTCAGCAAGAGATGCAGCTATTGATATAGGTGCGGCATCTGCCCGCTTCAAAGACCTCTACCTATCAGGTCATATCAGCATGGGCGGTCAAATTACTGGAGGCCAGTTTTCATACACAAATGTGGCAACGCTTAATGATGACAGCGTATATGTTTTAGACCCAGTGAACTCTATCGGCATTGTTATGTTTAATGGGCGAAATGAT